GGTAAAATAATGGATGATGTAAGAAATTCATTTAAAAGAATTATTGAAGAAGATAATGAAGATGATTATATATTTTGTCCAGATTTTGAATTTAGGGGAATAAGAATAGAATGTATTAATCCTAAATATGTTACAGAAGAAGATTTAATTAAAATTGAAAAAGATAAAATAAATAAATTATTAAATAAAGTTAAATATGAATAAAGATTTGAGAATTAGCATTGATATTGATGAGATTTTAAGAAGTAAATGGATTCAATTTGATAAATTTTATGCTCAGGAATTTGGAGAAGAAGGTATTCCAGAAGAACCATATGTATTTGATTTTTTTAAAGAGTATAAATGGGAAGATGGGGTTGAACAAGTTCAAATCATGAAAGATGATATTCCAGAAGATATGTCACCAACAGAATATCAAGTTGATGAAGATGGTAAATCTGTTGCTGATCCTTTCTTATTTAAAACTGAAAGTAAAGAATATACTGCTAAAGAACAATATGAAAAATTTATGTATGAAGATTTTTTATTTGAAATCTTTGGTTCTGCACCTCTACTTTATAGAGGTTTAGATTTACATATCAATGAATTTATTTCAAAATTTAAAGATTTACAAATAACAATTGTATCAAAAGAAAATCTTCAAACAATTCCCCCAACATTATTCTTTTTAGGTAAATCTATGATGAGATTTAAAAAATATAAATTTTATGATAAATTTGAAGATTATTGGGATGATTGTGATATCTTAATTACTACTAATCCAGAATTGTTGGTTAATATTCCAGAAGGTAAAACGGTAATTAAAATGAAAAGACCTTATAATAAAGAAATTAAATCAGATTATGAATATATTAACTTATATGATTTAATTAAAGATGAAAAATTTAATAAATTAATTGAATAATATGGAAATAAATAAATTAAAAGAAAATGTTGATAAAATAAAAAATAAGAAAAGTAAATTCTTATTTTTTATTCCAGAAATAACTGAACCTGTGGCATCAATTTATGAAATATTTTTTCATGCTCATGTTATGAAAAAAGAAGGATATGATGTTAAAATTTTAGTTAATGGTGATAGTAAGGAAAAACCTTATTGGATTGAAGATGAAATTTTAGATGTTGATATTGAGTTGGCATCAGAAGTTAAATTAAAAGTGGGTGTTGATGATGTTGTTGTAATACCTGAAATTTTAACAAATGTATTTGAACAAACTAAAAATATCCCTTCAATTAGAGTTGGTTTATTACAATCAGTTGATTACATGCTAAATGCTTTACTACCAGGAGGTACATGGAAACAATTTGGAATAAATAATATTATAACCACATCTAAAAAACTTAAAAATCTTGTTAGTAGTGTGATGGGTAATAATTATAATTATTATACTTATGATATTGGTATTCCAAGTTATTTTCAAAATAAGGTAGTAAATAAAATCCCTACCATTCCTATTGTATATAGAAACCAGAATGATATTACTAAAGTAGTAAAGATGTTTTATTTAAAATATCCTCAATATAGTTGGATTTCTTTTGATGGTATGGTTTATGATAGTGATACAACTAAACAATTGTCAAGAAAAGATTTTGCTGAAAAAATAGATAAATCTTTTGCTGCTGTTTGGATTGATAAAATATCTAGTTTTGGTACATTCCCATTGGAGTGTATGAAAAGTAAAACAATCCCAATTGGTATTATTCCTGATATTTTTCCAGAATATTTAGATGTTGAAGATAAAACTTTTGGGTATTGGAGTAATAATATTTATGAAATTCCAGATATGATTGCAAGTGCAATCAATAATTATCTTGAAGATACTAAAATAATGGATAAAATTATTAAAGAATTTGATTATTTTAATAATAAATATACTCAAGAAAATAGTGAAAAACAAATTGTTGAGATATATTCAGATTTATTAAATAAGAGAATGATAATTTTAGAAGAACAAATAAAAAAAATAGAAGAAGATGAAAAATAATTATACTATAATAATTCCAGTACATGAATTTAATGATAAAGTTAAAGAATACTTGACTTTATCATTAAACAGTGTAAATAATCAAAAGAAAATTAAATATAAACCAAGTGTTTTAATTGTTTCTAGTGTTCGAGCATTTGATGAGTTGAATAAATTCATTAATGAAACTGAGTTCTCAAAAATAAAATTAGAAGTGTTGAAAAATGAAGGTGATAGTAGTTTTCAAGGTCAAATGAATTATGCTTCAAAATATGTAAATACGAAATATTTTATGTATTTAGAATATGATGATGAATTGAATGAAAATTATTTACATAGAGCTGATAAGTATTTTGAGGAAATGAGTGATGTTGGTGTATTTTTAAATATTTTAATTAATGTTAATGAAGAAAATAAACCAATTAATTTAACAAATGAAATGGCTTGGTCAAGACAATTCAATGATAAAACATCTGATTTAGGATATTTAAATATTGACCACTTAACTCAATTTAGTGATTTTAATATTAGTGGTGCTTTTATTGATACTAAAATGTTTAAAAATATTGGTATGTTAAAAACAAAAATTGAATTATCATTTGTTTATGAATTTTTATTGAGAGCTTTGAATAGTGGTTATAAAGTTTTTGTTATTCCTAAGATTGGTTATAAACATGTTAAAGATAGAGATGGTAGTCTTTTTAAAAAATATATGTTAGAAATGTCTACAATTGATAGAAAATTTTGGTTTGAAACTGCAAAGAAAGAATATTTTTTTAATAATGATAGGGATATAGTAAAAGATGTTTAATTAAATATAAGGTTATACATACATATAAATAATATATAAGTATGTATAACCTTATCATAAATAATATTATATGAGTTTTTTATATAAAAATGGGAAGAAAGAAAAAACAGAAAAATTTTTATTTTGGATGTGAACAAGAAGATGCTGTAGTTAGGTATATTAATTGTGATGATGAGGTTGAAAAAAATTATATATTTGAGCAATATTTAAAAGAACCATTCAGAATAATGACTGAATCAATATCTAAAAGATATCCGATTCATTTGGGGAATTATTCTTTAGAAGAAGTTCAACAATATGCATTATCACACTTAATTGAAAATATGGTATCGTATAATCCAAATAGAAAGTTAAAGAGTGGTTTAGAACCTAAAGCTTTTAGTTATTGTCAAACAATTGTTAGAAATTTTTATAAATTACATAGTAAAACATCTAGGAAAGAATTATTGAGAGATTTACCTTATGATATTTATCATGATGAGGTTGAAAGAAAAGATGAATATATGTATGAAATAATTGAAAATAATGGTGATAATTATATTCAATTATTATCTAATGTAATTGAAAAAATTGAAGAGATAATCAAAACAGATAAAACATTAAAAAAAGACGAAATAATTGTTGGTGAAAGTATTATTAATATTTTAAACCATTGGGATATTTTGTTTTTAGAAGATATTCCAGATTCAAAATATTATCAAGATAATGTTTCTAAAAAATATGCAAAAAATAAAATACTTCTTTTAATGAAAGAACAAACAAGATTATCAACAAAAGAAATTAGACAAGCAATGAAACCTTATAGTGATATTTATTTTTTAGAGAAAGCTAATTTATTTGATGAATAAAATTAACATTTACAACTATTTATATATAAATTAATATAAATAACTATGCGACCAAAAAGAAAAAAAATTAAATTCACTGAAGATAGTGTAAATGAATTATTACAAGAAATTTATAATGATACACATATCATTAGAACTCGAATTGTTAGAATATTAACAAAGTGGGAGGCAAAAATTAAGGAGAATGGTGAGATTGCTGCTATGGGTGATCAAATTATAAAACTTATTAGTGAGGAAGGTAAATCACAAGATAAAAAAATTGCTTTATTAAAAATTCTTAGAGAGATTGTTTATACTAATAAGGAAAATACAAAATCTTTTGATGATAGTAAAGATGAAATATCTGATTCAAGAAGAGATGAGTTATATGATATGGTTGAAAATGCAATAAATAAAAAAAGATAATACATGAGTTTAATAGGTAGAAAAAAGAATATTTTTACTACTATTAGTTCTATAAAATCTTTCAATGAAAATGATAGAAAAGTTAGAACAAATGATAGTTTATCGTCATTAACAAATAAAAAAGATTCTCTATCATTTTTATTAGATTTGATATCTGTATTAATTGGTAGTGGTGGTTTTATTAAATTAATTGGTGGTTTATTTAGTAATGTATTTGATGAAGCACAACCATTAATTCGAATACAAATATTAAATAATTTAACAACACCATTATCAAATAAACTATTAAGTTCAACATCGTTTAGTAGTGGTATAACTTTACCATTATCATATATAGATGTTTTTAATAAATTAAAAATTGATCCAAGTAGTAATATTGGTAATCTTATGTATGGTGTAGATTCTTTTGATTATAAACTATATGATGCCATAAACAATCCAAATACTGATAAAACTATAGGTCATATAATTGTAAATTATAGTGATTCAAGTGATACTTTATCTATTCGTGCAGTAAATTTAAATCAAACTGTTTTTGATTTTTATGAAGATTATACTGATGAAATTATTATAAATAAAAATGATTTTATAACTAATGTTATTGATAGTATTTTTGGTGTAAAAACATCATCACAAAATAAATCTTTAAATCAAATAACTAAAGAATTAATATTAAAAAGTAAAATAGAAAAAATTAATAATGAAGAAGAAATTTCAATATCACCAAGTGAATTAGAAAATATTGAAAATAATTCAAAACAATTAAAAAATGGTGTTAGTGAAATTGATTTAGGTTGTGGTGTTTATAAATCATCAATAACGATTGATAATTTATCAAGTTTAATAAATAATATAAATAGTGAAGATGTTGACCAGAATACAATTTCAAATGAATTTTCTAATTTATTTGATAAATCTTTTAACATTGAAAATAATCCTGATGCAGCAAAAGATAATTTTTCAAGAAAAATTATTAGTGGATTCGAATTAGAATTGATTAAATCGTTTTATTTAAATCCTGAAACATTAATTTTAAATTATATTAATCAAATGATTGTTGATGGAGAAATAAACAATAATACTGAAAATTTAATTGAAAATAATAAACAAACTATTGGTTGTATATCTGGAAAAACAAAAGAAGTTATTAATAAATTTATATTTAATTTAGTTAAAAGTGAATTAAATAGTTTAATTAAACCATTTGTTAAAATGATAATTAAAGAAAAAATAAATCAATATAGTGGAATATTGAGAAGTTTAACAGGTTTCTCATAAAATTAAAATATATGGAATATAATAGTATTGAGGGAATTATAAATGGATTACAAAAAGTGTTAAGTGTAAAAACTCCAACACCACCAATTCCAACACCATTAATAATTTTAGGTTCTCAGAATAGAAGTGGTTTATCACCAACAAAAATAGCATCTAGAATTATTAGTAGGAAAGCTGATGCTGGTTTACCTGTTGGTAATTTACCATCTGGAAGTGTATCACCAGAAGAAGTTATGTGGAGAATTGTTGTTGAAGAATTAATTAAAGCATTCCAAGAGGAAGCTATTATTAGTGTTGGTATACCTCCAGGAACTACTGTTGTAGCTGCTGGAACATCACCTGCTGGACCAGTATCAACAGTAGGTTCTACAATAACAATGACAAAAGGATATGGAGTAATACAATAGGTTATGGATGGTAAATATCAAATATTAAATAAAATAAAAAAAATTGAAATTAATTTTAATGATTTAAAATTATCATTAATAAAAAAAATTAATGAAATTGAATCTTTAAAAGAACAAATAGAAAAAGAAGAAATTGAATTAGATTCTTTAGAAAAAGAATATGTGAATTTAATAGAAAAATTAATAGAATTAAATAATGAATGAATATTTTAATAAAAGTAAAATTTCATATGATAAATCATTTGAAAATAAAGATTTTAATTCTAATTTAAATAGATTTATTTATTGGGGTGAAGTAATTTCTGTAAATGATAAACATAAAGGTGGTAGTATTAAAGTTAGAATACCAGAATTAGATAATTTAATATCTGATGAAAACTTATCAGATTCTTATCCATTACTTCCTAAATTTTTCCATATTTTACCAAAAAAAGGTGAAGTTGTTAGAATATTATTAGAAAATAGTAAATATCCACAAAGAGGTAGATTGTGGATTGGTAGTATTATATCACAATTACAAAATATTGAATATGATGGAATTTTTACTGCTCTATCTACTACAAATTTAGGTATAACACAACCACAAAAATCTATTGATACATTCCCCGATGCAAAAGATGTTTTTCCAGAAGATGAAGATGTTGCAATTATTGGTAGAAAAAATAATGATATTGTTTTAAAAGAAGATTCTACTGAAATAAGAGTTGGTAAACATGTTAATGGTGATATTTATAAAAAAAATAAAATAAATCCAGCAATTATAAAAATAGATTTTAATAATAATGAAAAATCTGAAACAATTATAATGTCAGATAAAATAGCATTACTATCTCATGATGGAAAACCAAAATTTAGAAGTTATGATTTAGATAATGAATATAAAAATAAAATATTTGAAACTGGTCATCCATTTGTTAGGGGTGATGTTTTAGTTAAAATATTAGAAGTTTTTAAAAATACTATAATGCAACATATTCATCCATATCATGGTGTTGTAGTAGACCCAAGTGGTGTTATTCTTGATTTAGAAAAAATTGACTTTGAAAGTATATTACAAAAAAATATTGTTATAAATTAAAATAAAAAAACCTTATAAAAAAAATATAAGGTTTTTTTATAAGGTTTTTTTTAAACGTTTAATATACACCTATAAGGTTGTACTGTTACAGTTATTAATTGAATTTCATCAGAACCCATATCATTACTACCAAAATCAACATTTGTTATAATACATTGTTCTAAAGTCCATTTTTCAACAGTAACACCAGTAGGATCTAATGATTTTAAAATTATGTTTTTAGCACTACCAGATTTATAACCCATTCTACCAGTTAAACTTTCAGCATGCAACCTAAACCATTCCATAATTTGCTGACTTGTAGATGGACCAATCGTATCCATAAATTCAATAGTAACTGGATTCCATTTATATTTACCACTAACATAGTTGGTTTCATTTATCCAAGGAATTTCAACAGTATTTATGTCTGCCTTTGGTCTATCAAATTTTCTTACTTTCCATATTTCAATACCTACTTCGTCTGGAAATTCTGCGAAAAACCTATTTGTCCTTTTAGGTTCATAATCCATAGGTATACCAGTTAATAAATCACTCATTTTATTTATGTTTTTATTTTTTTAAATTATTTACTTTAATATAAATAGTTTTTTATTTTATTTTTCTATTTACTCTTTCTTGTGATTTAGATATTTTGTTTGATTTTGTTTTTACATTAAATGATATTTCTCCACTCCTTCTATAATTTCTAGTTTTATAAAGATACGACATATCAACAGATTGTTTTTT